CCGCATGGATAGGGCTTTTGCTATCGCTCCAACTGCTAGTTGTAGCTATCGAAGCACTGACGTGGACGGCTACACAGCAACACCAGAAATCGCCCCACCAATCGGACGCAAAGTAGACAGGGATAGCGGCACCTTTGGTGTCGAACCTTATGACTATGGCGATGTTGAAATAGCGTCTGAAGTAGGTTGGAAAGCTTACAAGAAAGTAGCAGATCAGATCATGATTATGCTAGATAACACGGGACTTCTTCATGGATACAGCTTCAACTCTTGGAGTGATGTTGTAACCTACGACAATGCGTTCGTTGAGGAGTGGCTGGCTTCGCCCCAGACCTCCCTTTACTATAGTCTACAGGTAATGGGAGACACACAGAACAAGACCAATGTCTACGCGGCACTGGATGAGTCCTCAGTTGAAGATTACTTGGCAGACATTTTGAACACACAACCGGACTGCAACTGTCAAGAATAATGAGAAAGAACCCATACGAAACACTAATGGACCGTAAGCGGAAGTGGTCCCCCGTACAAACCACCGCAGGGAAACTAAGAGAAGGAAGTGAAGAGACGATATATAGGGCACTGGCGATACGCCACATGGAACTACCGGTTGGTAGCTTCATTGGAGAGGCTCTTAACCGTGAAGTACCAACGCACTCAAGGGAACTTCTTGAGTCGAATGTTACAGACGAGGAGAACCACGACCTCGCTCTCGGTTACATTGCCAATGCTATCGGTACTGATCCTAAGTCTGAAGCAGAAGCCCTTAAGCTCAGAGAAGCTTGGACTTCTCATCCTGATCACACGATCCTCAAAGCACTCGTTGCCGAGCGTGCAATTTTCTTTGTACTACTCCCTTTTTTTAGGTTTAACGGTGACGCTGGTTTGAGGACCGTATCCGCAGATATTTCAAGAGATGAACAGATTCACGTGGCCGCTAATAGTCTTGTATGTAGAGAGCTGGGTTTATCTCCTAGTGGTAGTTTGGATAAACTTAGGAAGGCCACCATTAACTGGGTTATGGAACCTTTAGGTATAAATACTACCGACAAATATTTGGATAAAAAATTCTGGCTGGATACAAGTGATCGCTTAATGTATGAGGGCAAGGCCCCAGAACTTTTCGAGACACAGCGAGCACGTATGCCATCCTTCTTTGAACATAGCAATGTCAACCTCCCGCAATATGCTTGAGGCCATCTACGGTCCTCAATTCGATCAACACCTCCTGACTGAACTTCAGGAGGTATTCCCACCACGTGAACCTATCCCGACGGATACGGTATCACAAATAATGTACACGGCTGGTCAACAGTCAGTAATTCAATGGTTAATTAAACGAATGGAGGATGAGAAATGAGTTGGATGAAAGGGGTTGGCCCCGTAAAAGATATTGAAGAGATCGGTATAGAAAGTGGCCTATCTAAAGACTGGTATAGTAAAGATCATAAACATAAAAAAAACAGAAATGAGATTAAGAAGGGTGACTTCTGGGACATCATAGATAACCCACTCTATCAAGTAGCAGCTGAAGCTCAAGGTTACGACTGGGATGACTGGGTTAAAGAAGCTGAAGGTTTAGTAGGTACTGGTCCTGATGATGGAACAGTAAGAGTACGTGCAACGATTAGGGCAGGAACACCTGGCGGACCACGAAGAGGACATAGAAAGAAGGAAGGTGGTTGGACTACCGTCAATTCTCCTGGCACCCCAGCTGAATACGAATGGATGACCAGAGATGAAGCCGAAGAAGGTGGATACGATTATGACCTTCCTAAGACAACTCGCTGGAAGAATAAAGAGACTGGTGAGATAGTTGTTGGTACTCGTGGTGGGACTGGAGATGGAGATTCCAGGTTCACGGTGATGGGTGTTCCAATCGATGGCGGCGGTGGTGCTGGCGGTATTTTAAGCTTGTTCGGTGGTGGTGATGATGATGAAGATGATAATTGGGAAGAGTTACGTGACTGGGGTGTACATGATGAAGGTGTAGCTGCAGATTTAGATGAGATTCAGAGTTTCTTAGGTGACATTGTTGATGTTAACGACCATCTATCTGAGATTATACGTGAAGGCCCTCAAGCAGAATGGTACGGACTACCCCCTGGTACTGACGTCTGGGAACACTACGGTTTAGATGAAGAACCGCAACCACCTGAAGAATTAGATTGGGATTCATACGAGAAATCTGATGACTTCGTACTAAAAGAAACTATTAAGAGTACAGTTACTTACAGTACACCTCAAGGTATTACACCTGTAGATTTGCATGGAGAGGAGACAGTTACTGAAACTGTTCAACCTGGTGAAGTTACTGAAGGTGAGTCTACATCTTCTGGAGAACAAGAAAGTAAACTAAGTAGTAGATCACGGTGGCGGAAGAATGTGAATGATATCATAGGTGAAGGTCAGGATTGGAAAGACTGGGCTAGATTAGCGGGAGTTAATAATTTAAACAGCAGAAACGATAGCGATAAGATCAAAACTGTTTTCCGAGAGCACGATGGAGTGCTGCCAACATAACATTAATTACACACATAGGAGGTTATTAGAATGGCACCAGGTAAAAGATGGATGGACTTTAACTATGATGCTTACGGAGATCACTCGAAAGGCTGGGGCGCTGGGTTCGGTTTTAAAGATTTAGAAGCAGCGCAACAGCAGGGCTACTCAAACCCACAGATTAGAATCCTTGCACAAAGAGCAGAGAAGCAAGGTAGAACAGTCGGGAAGTTGACGTGGGACAAGGTTAATGCACTTCAACCACCAGGTTCTATGCCTTGGGATTACGGTGGTGTAGGTGGAGCTGAATTCGGCAGAGCTGACTTAGATATGGCTTTAGGTCAGGGAGCCGATTATAATAAGATAAAAGAGTACACTGACTACGCTCGTAAATGGGGCATCGGTGTAGGACGAGAGGCTTCAGATTGGATGCGAGATGAAGGACAGAGAATACATAACGAAGATCTACTAGCAACACAAAAAGCTCATCAAGCTGAAACTTTAAGGATTCAACAAGAGGCAGCTGCGGAAGCAGCTAGGGTGCAAGCTGAGCAGTTTGCCAGAGCGAATGCAGTTACAACTAACGCACCTACTGGAGTAGGAGGAGCAGCATCCATTAGGGGTTCACGACTATCAATCACTCAAGCTGGTGGTAGAAGTGGAACAAGGCAGTTTGCTAGACCTAGTACTCAATACTTAAATACAATAGGTCTAGGAGGTTCAGCAGCCTCAACAGGTAATCAAACAATTACATTATAATGACAGCTAAACAGAGATACGATGTACTATCCAGTGACCGTTCTCAATATTTAAACATAGCAAAACAAGCTTCTGAATTAACTATACCTTACTTAGTACATGAAGATGACAATGCCACAGGTGCAAGGAAACTAGTCACACCTTGGCAATCAGTGGGAGCCAAAGGAGTTGTGACCTTAGCCGCGAAGCTAATGCTTAGCCTTCTACCTCCACAGACCAGCTTCTTTAAACTACAATTAGATGAGTCTAAGTTAGGAGAGTATGGACCAGAGATTAAATCAGAACTGGACTTAGTATTTGCTAAGGTAGAACGTACTATACTTGAAACAATCGCTGCTTCTGACGACAGGGTAGCTGTACACCAAGCAATGAAACACTTGGTTGTCTCAGGTAATGCCCTCCTATTCATGGGTAAGGATAAGCTTAAGCTATTCCCACTTAACCGCTATGTTATAAATAGAGACGGTAACGGGAACGTTATCGAGATAGTTACTAAAGAAATTATCAACAAAAAATTAATAGAGAAACTAGTGCCAGGCCTAATGAAAGGTGAGGTTACTCAGTACAACGATGATGACAGTAAGGATTGTGATGTCTATACACATGTTACTGTAAAGGATAAGAAAGTCAACTGGCATCAAGAAGTATACGATAAAATTATACCTAACTCAATTAGTAAGTCGCCACTTAATATTACACCTTGGCTTCCACTGAGATTCAACACTGTAGATGGTGAGGATTATGGTAGAGGAAGAGTTGAAGAGTTTATGGGGGATCTTAAGTCCCTTGAAGCACTCTCTCAGGCCCTCGTAGAAGGCTCTGCAGCAGCAGCTAAAGTAGTCTTTACTGTATCACCCTCAGCTAGTACTAAACCAGCCACTCTAGCCGCTGCTGGCAACGGTGCAATCATTCAGGGAAGACCTGAAGATATAGGTGTTGTTCAAGTTGGTAAAGGAGCGGACTTCCAAACTGCTTATCAAGCTGCAGGTACACTAGAGAAGAGACTCAGTGAAGCATTCCTCATCCTAAGTGTAAGGCAGTCAGAACGTACTACTGCAGAAGAAGTACGGATGACACAAATGGAACTAGAGCAGCAACTTGGCGGGCTATTCAGTCTACTTACTGTTGAGTTCTTAGTACCTTACCTTGACCGTAAGCTTAGTGTGCTAACAAAGAATAGAACTATACCTCCTATCCCTAAGGATATAGTGAAGCCTACTATTGTAGCAGGTATCAATGCACTAGGCCGCGGCCAAGACAGGGAGAGTTTAGGTATGTTCCTTCAAACCATTGCTGGAACAATGGGACCAGAAGCAATACAACAATTCATCAACCCTGATGAAGTTATCAAACGTCTAGCAGCAGCTTCAGGTATCGACGTACTCAACCTAGTGAAGAGTATGCAGGAGATACAAGGCCAGCAGCAACAACAGATGCAACAACAGATGATGATGCAGGATCAACAGAATGCTCCAGCTATGGCAGCTGTAGAGCAGAAACAAATGCAAGCTGAAATGCAGATGGCACAGCAACAACAACAACCACCCGGATAAACTATGGCAGAAACATTAACAGTAGATAACACACCAGACACTGAAGTAGTTGGTCAACTTTCAGCAGATGAACAAGACTCTTTAGAAGTTGGTGAACAGTTAGCAGCTGCGGAGGCACAACTCTTAGCTGGTAAGTTTAAAGATGCAGAAGAGTTAGAGAAAGCTTACATTGAACTACAAGGTAAGTTGGGTAATCCTAAAGAGGAGGAAGGAGAAGCTACTGAAGAACCAGAGGCAGAGAAAGAGGAAGTTACTGAAGAACCTGATTCCGATTTCCTCAACCGTCTTTGGGATGAAGCTCAAAGTGAGTACACTGATGCAACAATGCAGGAACTCAGTAAGATGAGTTCTCAAGATCTAGC